GGAAAATCGTAATACAATTTCTTTTATATATTCAAAATCAAGTAATTTTTTACAATTATAAATATAATCTTTTTAAAAGTAACCTTTTCAAATCTCAATAAAAAAAGAACCGCTTAAGTCCTTAATTTTTAAAGATACTTTTGAAGTTCTTCAGAATTCTTTAATTTTAATTTTCCATCTACAATACAGAATAGATTTTTATTAATCATTACATATTCATCATAATCAACTACTACAAAATCATATATCATTTCGTAGTCCGTTTGTAGATCTCCATACACAGACATATTTTGTTCATCTTGAATTATATCTGTCAAATCCCCATTGCTCTTTCTAAAAAACACTGTCATTTTCTTATCCAATTTAATTCCTCCCTTTCTACGCTATTAAAATGTAACTTACTATAACGCCTCCCCCATTGTAATTTACAGTCTTTATTGTAACGCTTGTACTTGTAATGTTAGTAATTTGAGCTCCTACTGAATGAATTAATCCTGAATTTGCAAAAGCTTGAAATGCTACACTAACTATTCCTTTGGGTACTGTGCCATTTAACATAGCAACTAAATCACTTGGATACGCTACTGTTAGTTCTTTTGCTGATGTACCTTCTGGAACATCTACCGTTATCTGTCCTGTATATGTTATATATTTATAATTATAATTGGAACCTCCTACATGATGTTGTAGTCCATTTGCGCCTAATACAGTATAATCCCCTGTGCTTGTATCTCCAAAAGTAGCTCCATCTTTATTAACCTTAAAATAACTTGATATATTATTAAATGCTGTCATTACATCTACTGGTGATTGAGTTATCGAAGTTCCTACAGCTGATGTAGTTGAATTTACCCAATTCGTAGCAGTTGAACCTAGTTCTAATTGTATTCCAGTTATAAGCATTTCGCACCACGAACTTGAATGAGTTTGATGAAAACCAAATCTTAACATTATAGAATCTGTAGTACTTTGAGTCGTAAATGTTCTAGAATATCTTTTCCATGTACTTCGATTCGGCACTGAATCCGGACCAATACCTGTTGGAGTTGTAAATGTAATTTGATTCCATTGTGAGGCAGTTCTCTCATAAATAAAGCTACTTGGTCCCGTATATTCACAAGTCTCGCCACTATTACCATTCATAGTATAATAATAACTTAATGTATAAGTTGTACTTGGTTTTAGTTTTGCAAATAAATTGCTAAATTCAATATAATTATCTCCTGTAGCATCAAATCTTATGTGTAAAGCATTATCACACACTGGAGGCGCCGCAAATCCCCATCCTGTTATTGCCGCAGTATTAGCAATACTGCAATTTGTAGGTGTATTATTCACTGAATTATAACTTCCTAAAGGATTATTAAAAGCTGGATTATTAATTAAGTTCTTTGTGCTGACTGTTTGGCTAACACTACTTGTAATACTATTTAACTGTAAATTTATAGAGCTTTGCATACTGCTTATAGTTGCATTAGTACTAGCAATTTTCCCATTTATAGTAGTAACCGCACTATCTATATTACTTTGTTCTACCTTTAAAGCTATTTGATTTTGAAGTACAGAAACAGAACTTTGTAAGCTACTAACAGAACTATTTACAGTTGTAATTTGACTGTCTATATCTTCTGGAGCAGGTGTCCACGTTGTGGCTCTATTCCCCTCTTCTAATTTTAGGCTGTGAACATATAATATATCACCTGCCTGAAATCCATTATAAAATACAAATTGATGATAAGTATTAGAGTCTGTAGTGAATGTATAGCTAAACTTCTGCCATGATGTTGTAATATTACATGCTATTCTTCCAGCTTGTTCATGGCCAACTGTAGTTAATGTAAGATTTCTACTCGCTTTTAAATATACTGACCACGTATAAGTTTTTCCGCTTGTTAATGCTGGTGCTGTTTTATAAAACCCTCCTGCACTATTAGTAATTGTATTTATTGTAACTTGTGCAGCTTTTCCACTTAAAGCTGTGTTTTCGTTTATAATATTTGCTGTAGCTGTCGAAGCATATCCATTATTCCATGTTGATGTACTAGTTGGTATTGTGTTAGTTATTAAATTTCTTCCACCTATACTTAAATTATCTATAGCACTCTTAGCTGCATTTGCTGTTGTAGTAACACTAGATACATTGCTATTTAAAGTTGTTATACTTGCATTAATTCCGCTTACACCTGTTTCTAAACTAGAAACTCTATTAGTAACGCTTGTAACTGTGCTGCTATCTGCCTTATTACCTAGTGTAGTATTAATAGTAGAAACAGAACTTTGTAGACTAGAAACATTTGCTTTAATAGAATCTGTTGTCTGATTTATAGTAGATACATTGCTATTAATAGTTTGAGTTGCATAATCTTTTACTGATTGTATGGAGCTATCTATATCTTCTGGTGCTGGTGTCCAGTCTGTTGCTTGATTTCCTTCTTCTATTTTAATATCACTTACCCAAACACATGAAGTACCAGCAACATTATTATAATCTATTTGTAGTGCACTAAAACTAGTACTATCGCTTTTAGTAGTGAATGATTCAGTAAATTTAGTCCAAGTCTTATCTGGTAAATTACTAGACGTAATATTTATATAATTTCTATAATCTACTAGAGTGCTAATTTTGTACTCAGGCATATATACTCTCAAAATTTTAGTTAGATTTCCATCACTTGAACTACTGTCTCTATATGCCCAAATAGTAAATGTATATGTTGTATTTGCTTTGAATGGTATTGTGTATCCATTACTTTTTATACCATCATATCCACTTCCTGTTGTCCTTATCTTAACAGAATTATGATTGTTGAATTTAATGTTTGTATCTCTTGTACCAAAACTCATGGACCAATAAGATATATCTTTATCGACTATAGAATTTCTAATTAAATTCCTTCCACCAATAGACAAACTAGAAATAGCTGTCTCTGTATTTCCTACTCTTGTAGTTAATCCGCTAGTTGTAAGTTCTAAACTAGAAACTCTACTTACTGTATTAGTAACTGTAGTAGTTAAAGTTGCAACATCTGTACTTGCTTTATTTGCTGTACTTACTGCATTGCTTGCATTAGTACTGGCTGTATTTGCCGTAGAAATTGCTGTATTAGAATTCGTTAAAGCTGTACTCGCATTACTACTTGCAGAATTAGCAGTTGTTACAGCATTACTAGCGTTTGTACTCGCTGTTGTTGCTGTAGTTTTAGCACTGTTAGCTGTTGTATTTGCAGCATTAGCAGTACTTACTGCATTACTGGCATTATTTAACGCGGTAGTAATATTGGTATTAGCTGTTGAAATTTGTGTTGTATGAGCATCTACTGTAGATTTTGTACTACTTAAAGTAGCACTTATAGAACTTAAATTTGTTTCGAGTGTTGATGTCCTTGAAGTTACTGACGTAATATTTTTTGTATTAGCGTCAATATCCGTTGTAAGCTCCCCAATACTTGTTTTCATTGAATTTATAGTATTGACTGTTCCATTGTAAGCATCTTTAAGTTGAGTTGTAGTTCCATCTGTATTTGTAATAGTGGTATTGCTTATTAAGGTACTTATTTGACCTTGAATAGCGTTTATAGATGTTGTGTTAGTATCTGTTGTTGTTTTTACTCCATCTACTTTAGTATTAATATTATTAAAGGCAATGTCTAAAGTCTGTCCTGTTAAATCTATTGCTACTTTACTAGCTTTTATAAAGTTTGTATTAGTGCTTGCATTAAATCCAGTTACAAAACTATTATAATTTATTTGCTGTGAACCTATCGCTTGATCTGCAACCATATTGGTCTTTATTAACTTATCTGCTATAGCACCCTCATGAATACCATTAGCATCTATAAGAGTTGATTTCCCATCTTTACCTACAAGTATAAAACTAAATTCTCCAGTCGCATCTTGCCCCATTTGCAACCTTACATTACTGCTTTTATCTTTAAATTGTTGTGTAGCTCCTGCAATGACTAAACCACCATCACTTGAACTAACACTTATCTTATTAGTATTTAAAGTACCTGCATTAATCTTATTTACATCTAAGCTTTCTATCATAGCATTTTTAATAAAGCCATTATCTACAGTTACCTTACTACTAGTAAGAACTAAAGATTGTATATTAGCACTTGTAAGGTTTCCATTAACAAGAGTTTTTATATTGGCTACATCTGTACTAAGGTTAGATATAGTTGCTTTAGCTGCAGTTAAATCTGCAACGTTAGCTTTATTTATTAATGCATTATCTATATTAGCCATACTTGCATTTAAGTTAGATACATTTGCCTTTACTGCATCTAATTGATCTACTGTTGCATAATTAATAAGCGCTGTGTTTATAGTTGCTACATTAGCATCTAGTTTATCAATTCTAGCACTATTAGCTTGTAAATCAGAAATACTAGCTTTATTTATAATTGCCTTTTCTGCTATTAAAAGCTTAACCGATAATCTTTCTATATTCTTTGCAGCTGACCCACTAGCACTAAAAGAATTTGAGTTTTTAGTTTCTCCTTTTGCACTTGTTTCAGCGCTAAGTCCACCATTATAAGTTAACTTATTAGCAAATACAAGAGCTTTCCTTGTTACATTATTTTTATCTACTAATGTAATAATATCCAATGGATCTAAAGACAAATCTCCTTGCCACTTTAGAGTGTAGCCAAGATAGCTAAAGTTTTTAAGCTTATTATAGATATCATTAAGAATAGATTGAGTTACCCATGGATTTTCAAAAGTGAGTTCCATAGTATCACTAGATAAAGAACCAACTGAGATTGTATTTTTATCATTTACACTATCATAATTATCACTTTCAGAACTATCATTATCGCTATTACTTTTGTTTTGGCATGTAATCATTCCAATTTTATAAGCCTGGTCTTCTAACTTATAACCAGTAGAAAAATAATTATCTGCTGTTATAGTGCAATCAACTTCATGTGGATATATTATTGTAAATTTATTATCTCTTGTTATATATGCATTACCGCCACATACACTTGCTACATAAGCTAAAACCTCTCTACATGTATAACCTTCTAATTTAGTCACTGCGTAATTTGGTACTGTTCCTGTGAATTCTACTCCTGTAATAACTGCCAATTCATTTACAACTTCTTGTAGAGTTGATGTATTTCCTAACTTGCTGAAATAACCAGTTTCAAATTTAACCATATTATCATAACAAGTAAGTTTTACTGTATAATCTGTTTTACTAACATCATCAATGTTAAAGGTGCCAAATGGAATATACTCTATAGAATTATTTATTTTAAGTCCAATTTCAACTTTTATTTCACCTACACTTGCATAAGCTGCACCATCATTTTTTAATGTTATATCAATGCTTTGAGAAACTGTATTTCCTATAGAAAAGCGATCACTAGGTTGTACAACTGTAGGCACTATCTGTATAATGTCGCTATTATTAAATACTCTATTTCCTAATGTAATTCTGCATTCAAAACTTCTCGAAGGTTTTTTAATAAACGTTTTATAACTATCAGATACGTTATACACATTAAACCTCCTTTCCTCTAAGATTTAAGCTTGATTTATTCTGCTATCATAAAATCCAATTCCATTAGTTCTCCTGGTGAAAATTCAACATTAGAATTTAAAAGCTCATTTACATTAACTTCTCTTACAATAAATTCAACTTCTATATCAAGCAATTCGTTATATTTTCCATTACACTCATTTTCTTTTTCATCACTTGGAAATATGAACTTATTATCTTTCACCTTTGGATCACCATGTTCATCTTTAATAGCATAATCTTTAATCAACTTCATCTTTTCATCTTCACAAATCTTCAATTCTTTATTTATAGAATTAATATTCTTAGCTATAGCGTAGCTCACCTTGACTGGTAGCTGCTTATTAGATAACATGCTTAATACTTGTACTTTCCCTTGTAATTCCCTATTAGTCATTTTCATATATAATCATCCTTCCAAATTTTAATATAATAAAAGCACCCTTTAAAGAGTGCTATAAACTAAGCTGTTGCTGCATTATCTGCGGTAGTTGCTGTTAATTCATCCTGTGCCGCATAAACCATAGTTTGAAAATCAGATATATCTTTTCTGCATTCTGTTTTATTAGCTGTATAAACACTAGAATTAGTAATTGAGGTAGAAATATTTCCTGTATTACTTCCATCCGTAGAAATACTTGCACTCATAAACAAGGCTTGTGTCTCTCCCGCCATTGATGTTCCTGTAATTGTAATATTCTTATTTGTTTTTAACATAATTAATCACTCCTATTTCTCTATAAAATTCATTTTAAGACCTTTCCATCTCATTTCTTGGCTGTCTTCATCAAATAAATATGCAGGTGCTGTCCTATCTCCAACATACATAGTTTTTGTTATCATACCATCTTTAGGGTCTGGAAATGTGCATTCAAAAAATTCAGCATCTACAGCATTTAAAAGTGCAGAACTCTCTTCTTGGGTTAATGGCCCCCATTCCATCTCCAACTTCCTTTTAGTTGCGATTCTATCTCTTATTAATTCTCCATTTGCATTTCTATTTGTTTCACCATCTATGTCGTTGATTGATGGTTGATATGTTTTAGGAGCAGTAATTTCCACTCCATTTACTTTAAGCATTAATTACCACTCCTTTTAAATTGGTATTACTGTAATCTTACCTTGTCTTTGCGCTTTTCTTAGTTGGTCTATTGCAATCTTTCCAATAACATCACTGTCAAACATAAAGATTACATCTCCACTACTATTTTGAGTTGATCCTGAAGAATTATTTCTGCCTATTTTACCTGCAATCTTTCCTGCTAAATCATCAATCCATCCAGTATTATTCTCTAAAGGCATTACAGCTTCTTTACCCGCTTCTCCTACCATGGCGAGCGTTGGAGTATCAATGATTCCTCCAGTAGCTAGATAAGGAACTTTGCTTATTGGACTTAAATTAAATCCAAAACTTTCCCCTCCTATTTCTGGTACCCAATCAGGTACGTCTATATGAATCTTATTCAAAGCGCTAATTGCCTTATTTACTCCGCTTATTAACCCATTTATAAGTGCAAGTACAGCATTAAGTGGTGCTTTTGCTATTCCAGCTAAACCTTCAAACACACCTTTGAAAATTTCCTGTACGCCTTGCCATGCCTGTGACCAATTTCCAGTAAAGACTCCAACAATAAAATCCAATATTCCTTGTAATGCTGTTCCTATCCCAGTTCCTACATCTTTTACTATCTGCAAAAATCCATTTATTACAACTCCAAATGCTCCAAACTGTGTTGACCAATCTTTTGAAAATACGCTATCTAACCAAGATTTAAAATCATCAAATTGTCTTTGTACATAAGTCCAACATTCATTAGCTTTTTGCTTAATTACATCCCAATTTTGATATAAAGCTACACCTATAGCTATTAATGAAGTTATTGCTACTACAACTAACCCTATTGGACTTGTTAACGCTCCAATTACTATTCCCAAACCTGTGCCTATTGTACTTGCTACTGTGCAAACTGTTGACCATGCTGAAATTGCTATTGTTACTGCCTTAACTGCCAATTCTATTGCTCCAAAGGCTGTAGCCAGAACTCCTAAAATGGGGGTAATAATCTGAATTATTGGTGTACATTGATTAATCCATCCAATAAATTGAGCAATCCATCCTATTAATGTACCTATAGCTCCACAAACTTCTCCTATAACTGGCGCTATAGCTTTAAAAATATTACTAAATTCAACAAAAACTCCACTTGATAGCTGCATTATTAAACTAGCAACTTGAGCAATTAACTGCACTATACCATCAAATAAAACTTTACCACCATTGTCCCATATTGCCTTAAATCCAGTAGTTAAATTTCCTAGACCTATGGAAACATCAGTAGTGAATTGTATCATAGCAGGGAATATTGTGTCTGATGCTTTACCTATACTGTCTCTAATACCTTGACCTATGTCTCCTATAGTAGTTAATATCTTACCTAACGTAGATAATAGACTTTGCATTAAAGTATCGCCGGCACCATTATCTTCCCATGCATTAGCCCACTTATTGGCTATATCACTAATAGTTCCAACTATATCATCTAATATAGTCAAGATAGCATTTACTACTGTGTCTCCATTACTTTCCCAAGCCTTAGAGAAAGAACTTGTAATATCCTGTATAATCCTTAAACAACCATTTAGTAGATTTAGTATATCTGTAACTAATTGCTTACCTACATCTGATTGAAATGCTTTATTAAAGGAATCTGCAACTTGTCCTATTACAGTAAAGATATTTTTTAATATTTCTAATATATTTGTGCATATTTCTACGCCTATTCCACTATTCCATACATCTCTGAATACCTGCCCTATAGTTGTCAAGAGTCCTAGTATTTTATCAAATGCATCAAATAAAGCTTGAACAACTTGCTTTCCTAAATCTCCGTTATCCCAAGCTGTTTTAAAGGCTTTTGCTATATCTCCAATAATATTAAATATTACTTGCAGTAGTTTTAAAATATCAGTGCATACTTTTACGCCTGTTCCATTGTCCCAAACATCTAAGAAGGTTTTTCCTATATCTTTTGCTAATTGCCAAATACTATCTAACGCATACTTCATAGCATCTAAAGTATTTTTACCTTCTGCATTCCAGGCATCTATCATTGGGTCAAATATCTTACCTAAAATCTCTTTAAATTTGTCAGCTAAAGCTTGCATCTTAGAATCAACTTGGCTAGTATCCATAGATGGTTGTGTTAATGTTGGAACTTTAGAATTATCAGCACCACTATCACTTTTACTTAGTTTATTTATTTCATCAAATCCAGCTAATCCAAGTGCATCTTTAGCAGCTTTTTTTGCACTATCTCCATAAGCCCCCATAGCATTTTTAGCATCTATAAGACCTTGTGTTGCTTGGTAGCTCTGCTGATACGTTTTTCCAAATATAGCACTTATAAAACTAGCTATATAAGTTGTTGCTGTAGCCAAAGCACTCATAAGAGAATTGATTGCAGGTAATATTGCGTAAAAGATTGGAGTAAATGCAACCATTAAATTGGTTTTAATTTGATTAAGAGATTGATTAAATTGATCATTAGTTTTTAGGTCCGCTAAAAGTCCACTCGTCATTGCTTCTAGCCCCTTCATAACCAAAGGCAATATAATCATCCATGTAGCGAATTGTCTTGCTATATTTCCCAATCCATTATGCATATTGCTCATATGATTATTTGTGCTTTTACATGAAGATCCTAAACTTTTCAAAGATTCTCCTAATTTCTTAGACATATTAGCAGTACCACTTGCTAGACTTCCAAAAGCTCCAGTAACTTTACCTAGTAAATTAAATTTACTTGCTGCTTCACCTGCGCCTTTGCCTGCACTTGCTAATTTTGCATCCATATCTGCAAGTTTAAAACCTAATTTATCAGATTTATTAATGAGTCCATTTATTGCTGATTCAGTTTTTAATATTTGCTCTTCAAGTCGATTTTTTCTAGCTTCATTAAAAGTATTAGAATATTGTTCTTTTAATCTTTCAAGTTTAGCTTGTTGCTGTTCTATTTTTGCATTAACAATATCTAATTCTCTTGCTGCATTATCAATTTGAGCTGTTAAAGCTGTTGGAGCTGTTAAAGCTGTTGTATCTATATTGCTCTTAGGTGGACCACGTGTTGTTGTCTGATTTGCTACATTACTTGTCTTTGGCTTAGCTATATCTATCTTAGGGAAGCTTATAGATGTCATTTTAATATTCTTCAATACATCTAAAGCAGATGTAAATGTACCTCTAATATTTTGTTTCATCTTATCCAATCCACTTTTTAAAGAACTACTCATAGATTGCATGCTCTTATTCATGCTTTCATTCATACCATCAAACATACCTTTTGTAGCATTGTTCATAGTGTCTTTGAGCTTTTCCCCCATAGCATTACTAACTTTACTAATTTGATTAGCTAAGTCACTTGTAACCTCTAGGTCAAGCGTAATCTTACCTACACTATCGCCTGAGCCTGTACTTTCAGCCATTGTTTTCCCCCCTTCCAAATAAAATAAAGATGCTTAGATTTCTCTAAGCACCTCCAAACATTTTTGCCATTATTTCCTGAAATTCTTTTGCTTTTTTAGCCTTTTCCTCTTCTGTCATTTCCTCTATAGGATTATTTCTATTTCTCCACTCATTTCTAATTTCATGTTGTTCTTTAGTAAAGTTTTTGAGCATATCTTTATCTTCTTCAGCACGAATAGAAACTATTTGACCTAAAGGGGTCTTTGGCATTATCCCGCTCAATAATGTACAAAACTCCGAGAACGTCATATCATTTTCTTCTCGAAGTCTTATACCATATTGCATTGCAAAACTAGATTCTATTAAATCCCAATCATCATATAAGTCATACCACTTATTTACTGGGAGTTGAGTTTTCTTCTTGTTTCTTTTCTATTTCATCAAGTTCTACATCTGCAATTGCTGCCATTACCGCATTTACTATTGCAACATAACCTGGAAGTTTTAAATCTAAACTCTTAATATATTTAATATCATCAGGTTTAAACGCAACTCCTAAAACTTTTTCAATCTGCTTTTCTTCATTTAGCTTTTTATCCTCCATTGTAGCTTTAATCATCATTGCTGCTGCAAAACTATCATTTATTTTAAAAACGTGATCTTCATCAATCTCAATCTCTGCTCTTTCTTTTGCATTCATGATTTTATTTACTATATTATATCTTTTTCCCATTTATAAATCCCTCCTAAGGTGTTGTAGTTGTTGCTGCCGTATAGTTTGGCCTTCCATCACCTAGCAGCTCAAACTCAAGTGGAGCTACTTTACTTGAATCGTCTCCACCTGGATTAGTTACATCAATTACGCAATCAAATTCAAGCTTATCTCCGTTCGGAAATACTATTACTGCTTTAGTACTGCAATCTAATCCATCTTTCCATGCTGTAGCTGCTACATAATCATTACCTGGATCCCCAACATTTCTTTTACCTTTTACGCTTATTGAAAATCCTTTACCTGTCATTAAAGCTCTTTCCCATCCTTGTGTAGTCATTGATGTCCATTTCTCTGTTTTTCCATCAATCTTCATAGAGAATGTTTCCATATCAGCTATAGATTTCATATCTGAATCACTGCTTGATCTTCCTTTTGTACCAATCTTAAAATCAGTATCATAAACTGGATAAACTCCACTTTCAAATGCCATTTAACATTACCTACCTTTCAAAATAAATTACTGTTTCTATTACAAATTCAAAGACACCATTGCTATCAGTACCTACCGGAACTGGCTCCGGTGTCCTCATATCAAATTTAATTACTCTTTTTCCACCTATAGTGGCACTCTGTCCAAATAAAGAATTATACACTTCTTGAGCTTTCTGCTCTGCTGTATTAGAGTTTTTGCCCCAATGTATTAATATAGAAATAGCCTTAGTAGAATAGCTTGTATTAGCTAAGCCTCCTAAGGCTATGTTTGGCTTTGGCCCTTCAACTCCATATATTCCTATACATTGTTCTACAGTTCCATCAATTCGCCCAGTGTACCATTGCGGGCAAGATATTACTGTTTTCAAATAGTCTTTTACTTCACTTAGTAACATTATTTCACCAATCCTTTACTAAGCTGTTTTAAGAATTTCATATAAGTTTCTATAACAAAATTCTTTTTATCTCCATCTACATATGGCTGCATCCATTTACCTCCTGCATTAACATTCTTATCAGTTCTGAATTTATACTCAGGATGCCAATATAAGCGTCTAGCATATGGAGTATCAAAAATTATAGATGCAACCATATTTTCTATTTCAGAATCATCTACAAAACCACTATCCTCTAATGTTCCATGCTCCTTAGGAACTACAGCACTAGTTTTTATATCACTTAATAATGCTTCAACTGTCATTTTAAAAGCTTGTTTACTTGCTTTATCTAATTGACTAATCTTAGCTTTATCTAATTTAACAGTTACTTTTACGCTCATTGTAAATTCAACTCCGTTGAGAAAACTGAGCCATCAGGATTAAGTGGCCTTTCAGCACCATATATCTTTTTATTAGTTCCATTGACTTTAATATAGCCTTGAATTGTTTTTCCTGGATTTATATCACCTTCAATAACAGCTTTTCCACTAAGCGTTATAAGTTCTCTCTGTGCATTTAACACTTGCTTTGTTTTATCAGTATAAATGCATTTACCTTCATATAGTGGTGTTTCTTCTTCTCCTTCTTCACCCATAACAGTGCCTACGACTTTTATATCTGTCTTAGCTTGAAATCTAGGAAAAGGCAATTTCATTCCCATGCTTATAACCTCCTACATGTTAATCCTGTTTGATTGAGATAATTTAATACCTCTTGTGTAGTAGTAATTCCATTAACTTTATTAGCATTAAAATTAACAGAAATACTACCTGCACTGAAACCACTTAAAGGCATGTCGATATATTCTCCATACTTTTCTACAAAATCAGCATGAAGACATACCGCTTTCTTTACCTTATCCTGTTGAAATGGTGTTAAATTATCAAATCCATTACCTACAATTCTGTTATAAGTAAGTGAATTAATTTGATCTGTAGCTTTTTCTAATTTACTATCAAGCCTATCTGTTATTAATCCACTAAATGTAGAATAGTAAGCTTCATCTACATAAGCCATATAATCACATCCTATTTAGTTTCTTTAAATTTTGATAAGATTGCCTCTTTAGTAGTTGCATCCCCTAAGTCAACTTTTCTATCTGCTGCATATGCTTTTAACTGATCTACTGTCATTGCAGAAAGTTTCAATTCTTCATTTTCTTTTTCAAGGGTTGTACATTTATCCTCTAATTCTTTATATTTATCATATGAAATAGATTTACCTAATCCATTTTCAACTACATTTCCTTCATCATCTGTAATATCAAAGCCTTGTTTCTTATAACTATCCTTCTCAGTTTCAGTTATTGTATAAACTTTATTCCCTTTAACTGCTTTCATCTAAATCCCTCCTAAGCTTGTACATTCATGGCAACTCCGTCAATTTTCTTTTCAAGTAAGAATAAGTCACCAAAGTTTCTATTTTGATATAAATAACCATCTGCTGTTCTTGAATCAGTCCCAGGTGTAAATAGCTTAATATAAGAATATTTATCTCTGCAAACAACACATGATGGATGAATTAATATGAAATTAATTTGTTTTGCTGTTGGATCTGCAACACAACCATCGGTGAAATTGTATTTGGTTTTCATTCTAGCTGCCGGAACAATCTTTATATTTACATCATCTAAACTGTAAATATTTCTATTAATACTATTAGGACTTGTTATCATAATAGTTCTTTGCATTCCCTCCGCATTTTTTACAACCTTATTCATGGAAGGAGTTATATATAGTACTCTACCTTCCGAAGGTACTCCTGCCTCATCCATCTTAGCCATAAACTCATCAAATATATTTAAGAAAGTAGCTGCATCTGCTACAGTATTATCAATTTTAGCACTGTATGTTACTGCTTCAGCATTAAGCTTTGAGAATCTATAGCAATCTTTTTCTGGAATCGCTTGTTCTGTTTCAAAAGTGTTTTGGATATTTGCAGTTGATAAAGTCAGATTGGTTTCATCAATATCCATTGGATCAATCCAGAATTCAATATCTCTATCATGAGAAAGTTTCTTTGCTTCCCAATCATTTGACATAGTTCCAGAATTAAAGCCTGCTGTTCGTGTATGATCTTTATAACCACTTAAAGACATTCTAGGCAATTTAATTACCTGTGCATTTATGAATTGCACTCCTAAATTTGATTTTGTTAAATCATCAGATTTTGATTCTATAGCATATTTTTGTTGTAATAAGTCTGTAAATTGTTCAGCATAATCGTATACTGGCATGTAATCATCTCCTTAAAATTAATTATTTTATTCCAAATGCAGCCTTTAAAGCTTCTTCATTTGCCTTACTCCCTTTACTTCCTGGGGCTCCTATTTTTTTAAATCCCTTTTGTTCTTCTGTAGCAGCTTCCCCTTTAAAATGAGGATATTTTTCTAATACCTTGTCAATTGCTTGATCTATAGTAACATCATCTGATACCATAGCTTTAGCCAATACAACAACATCATCTACAGAAGTAGCATTAACGCCTTTAGATAAGCATGTAACCTTTGTTTCAGCTAATAAAGCTCTTTCTTCTGCTTCTTTTGCCTTAATTTCAGCCTGTGTTAATTTTTCATTCTTCTTTTCATCCTCAGTTTTTTGACTATCTTTCCATTCTTGATAAGCCTTAAGTTCTTCTTTGGAAAGTTGACCTTTCTTTTCTCTTGCAACCCTATCTTTTATCATCTTATCGACATCAGCTTGAGTAAAGGTCTTTTCTTCTTGTTTTTCCTCTTCTTTATTTTCTTCTGCCCCTCCTTCAATCTCTTCTGCTGAACCGCCTTCACTACCTGCACTTCCTGCACCTGCATCAGCTTCCATTAGTCTACTCATACCTAATCTTTTTCTTAGATTTAAATTTCTTATAAACATAAAATACCTCCGTTTATAGCCTGTCGGCTGTTAATTCCATGCATCTTTTATAGCGTCTTAAGCACGTTTTGGACAAAATAAAAAGCCTTATTTCTAAGACTCGCTTGATTCCTTTTTGACTTGTATATCTATTATTTTTTCAGGGTTTAAATATAAGATTGAAGTTTCATTACGTTTATATGTAAATACTCCTCCTGCTGAATAGGTTACAACTACATCTCCATCTGCAACAATTACATGATTACCGATATAAATATTGATACTTTCCATTAATTAATCACTTCCTTAATCTTATAAATAATAAAAGCACCTACTATTTATTACTTAGTAAGTGCTTTTATGATACTTTTTCACCTTTTTTATAAGCTTCTCTTGCTTCTTTTAGTGTCATTCTATTAGGACCTTGTAAACTATTTTCATTTTCTTTTGGACCACTATTTTGCCAATCGCATTTGTCACAAATATCGAATGGTTCAACTTCTTCACCACATACTGGGCATTTCATAATTAATCCTCCTTAAATTCTTGCATCTGTTCTTTCCAATAACCATATTCTTTTTCAGGTTTAAATATAGTTGATATCTTGCCATCTGCTCTACCTATCGCGAAATCATTTGTACTTTTTCTGTATTTAAACACAAATCCATCCTTACTTACAAATCCCTCTACATCATCGCTCAGTTTAGCTGCTAATAAGTTCCTTGCAGTATCTAAATATTCTTCTGGTGTTATATCTCCATATTCACTTAAATGCTTTTCTACATGCTTGTTAAATTTCTTTTCAGTAGGAAACTCTGATTTTAACCATTTATTACTACTAATTATATCATCACTACTTGTTTTTTCAACTGGAATTTTATTTTCTTCTCTCTCTTGTGCTCTTCTAAGCTCCGGATGTAGCTTCAAGAAACTCTTTAACTCTTTTTCAAGTTGCTTAACTTTATCTTCAGCATATTTTAGATTTCCTTCATCACAAGATCCTGCTGCAATACGTTTATACTTTCTAATTTCTCTTTCCATTTCTCTCTGCTTTTGTTCAGCCTTATAAGTGTCAGCTGCTTCTTTTTCATCTGGTACCTTAGGCAGATTTGTAATACCTTCAAAGTAGGTCGCTAATGTATGCCTACAGTTTGGATGTAATAAACCTGCTTTTATAGCTTCACTAAGTAAAGGATATTTCTTACTATATCCCTCTATATACTCTTGGCTTGGATGGCTGAATACATCATCAACAAGAACTTTGCCCTGCCATGGAGCACACTTAGGACATGTATTTGCATGAGCACTAACAACAACTAAATGAACACCAAATTCATCACGCTTCTTTCCTTCTCCTAATAAAGTAGCTCTATGGTTAGCAGTTCTTAAGCACATTTCCGCATATGAAGCTATATTCATCTTTGAACCATTGCTATAGGTAATACTATCAATACCTTTATTAAGAAAATCTTTTGTAGCCATATCTATGGCCTTATATACTGTTGTTGCACCACTTTGAAGATATACCTGACTTTTAAATATTGTTTGCCTATACACATCATCCATCTTACGCAAAACAGATGATTGAGCTTTCTTTAAATCATTCTTAACAACCTCTTGTAATGCTTCGAGTTTTCTATCATTAAGTTTAAAAAAGCTATTATCTTCTGGAATAGTAGGTGATTGACCACGCATATAACTTATATATTCCCTAGCCCTTTGTTGTTCTGAAGTATCAACTGGTATTCCTATTTTAGGATCAACCTTAATTTCATCATTTTTAAGACCAAAGAAAGATTTTACTTTATTTAAAACTCTCTTTCCTAATCCGATAAAATTATTTTCACCTTCTCTATAACTTCTTCCTAGCTGCTCATCTACATTTTTTATAATCTTATCTGTATATGAATTAACAATACTATTATTTCTTTTCCTATACTCAGTTATTGCTCTCAGTTTTGCTCTTTGCCATTGTTCCCACTTAAAACCTTCCTTGCCTTCTTCTCTTTCATGATAATGAAAAACCTTACGCATATTAGCTATTAAATCTAGTTCCATTTGTCTAAATATATCTCCAATATCATAAGGTCTCTTATCACTCATTTAGATCACCGTTATCATTATTCAAGTCCTGACTTTCATCTACCACTTTTGGTTCTTCTACTTGCATATCTCCATTCTGCTCTTTTATTCTCTGTACTTCTATAGCTTTTTCTTCATCTGTCATTGTATTTCCATACATTTCATCAACTGCCTTTTCTATTGACATTACTCCATATGTCTTAGCTTTACCTACAATCTCAACAACATTATCAAAACTAGGGCTTGCATATTCACCAAATGAAATTGAAGCTTCATATTTTCCTGGTACTTTGTTATTTAAAACATCATTAACCATTAATGTAATCTCAATTAATTTAGGAATTACATCTGTTAAAACTTTTACCATCTTACCTCTAGTGTAGAGAGTAGCTTTTTCCTTTTCTCTTTGGGCTTCTGCATTGTCAGTTTTCTTCAAGTCAATACCTAAAGTAGATGGAGAAATGATTCCCTGCAAACACATATCAATAGCATTAGAATAGCTTTCAACATATGCTTCATATTTAATATCAGCTTGTTTCATATCTATTTGATTTTTAGCGTCCTCTGATGCATCTGTTCCAATCGCCATAAACTTATTATCAAAACTATTTGGCTTAAATAATTTTCCCGTATTTGGATCTCTTGGGATTAAACTTTCAGGAATATATTTCATTACTCTGCCATCTCTAATAGCATCTATCCACTGACTTATGACTTCATCCAAGGCATCAAAACTATCAGATTTACTATCAAATAAACTCTTACCTCTTCCATCCCATTTAGGAGACTTAAAAAACATTAACGGTATACCCATTATAAAATCTCCTTTAAACTCTACATTCTCAAGATCTGCCGTATCTTCTATTATGTTTAGCGGTACTTCCTTACCATAACTATCGAAAAGATTATAATTCACATATCCTTTTCCATAGCTTTCAATAAGCTTATAATTTTTGGTTCCTCTTGTATACATGGTTGAATAATGTATTTCTTGTAATCTCCCTCTGTTGTATACATACTCTACACTTTCTGCATCAAAGAATTCTATAATCGGATATTGTGATATAGATTCATCAATACTTATTTTAAATGCTCCATCACCTGCAACCAATGCACTTGCAACTGCTTCTTCTAATAAATCTTGAAAGTTATTATCCTCTTCTATATCTTCCCACGTTTCATTATTTGATACTTCTATCTTATCTATATCTGATATAACAATACCGGTTAATGTATTAACTATTATTTCTGGTAATCCAGAATGCATTTTTCTTATACTTAAATCCTTACTAGGAACAGCACTCCAAAATCTTGATTTATTAACACAATCATTTGATATGTTCTTAAAAAATTGATCCAATTCGTATGGATCACCTCTAAACCATATCCTATTCTTCATAAGATTTGTTTCAAAAGTATATGATTCCTGTATTCTTACAGATGTTGTCATTGCTGGTTGAACATCCAACCATTTTATAGCAGCATTTGTTAACATGCTCTTAAACCACCCCACTTCTATTCCTCCCTACGAGTTAAAATAACGTTCGTTTTATTTACTCATTTTTCATATATTAATTACTTTACGATTTAATGCGATTCACACAGTAAATAAACTCGGTAAAATAATTAAAGTTAAAAACACCGTACACAAAAGCATTTACTTTACTTCTTTTCTTTATAATTACCAATTATCTTCCTAAATGGTATCCATGCGTACTGACTAGAATTTATTGTATGATCGTTTGCGTCTTCTGGCTCATCCTTATCTTCTTTCCAACTATATAATTCCAACTCTTTAATATGTTCCTTACATGTATCAACCACATAATAAAAAACACCTTCTATGCTTTCTATCCATGTTTGTACAAAAAGTATTCTATCAAGAATCAGTACCTTCTTATATGAATTAATAAAGTTATACAAGTTTGGTCGTTGTCTCTTAAGCTTTTTAAGTTCTGTTATTGTCGCTTGATCTGCATTATCTATAAATACATCTCTAGCGAGTCCCCAATTTTTTCTATTCTTCTCTAAAAAGTCAACGAATTTAATCGCTGTATCAGATGGAGCTAAAGGCCTTTCTTTATTATCCTTGTTGTTATATACCTCTTCATCTAAGTAAATCAACTTCTTATCTTCTGTTATTCCCATAAATGTCATGGCAATGGAGTCATTAGATTGACTGGAATAAGATGTATCCAATCCTGCTGTAAATTGAATAAACTTTAACTTTTTAGCTTCCTGTTTACTTATTAAATTTCTCTTTCTATCGAAGTTAGCAAATATAAGCCCTGTAGCTCTACCTCTTAACCCTAATATTTTATTCTTATAAAGCTTAGTTCCTTTAGGCGCAGCTAATTTTTTCTTTTCTATATCTTCTAATGTTAGTGATGCATTATCATAAAAAGAAAAAAACCAGTATGTCCAACCTGGTTTCTCTTCACTATTTAGTTGCTCCATTATTTCTCCAGGAACATCTTTTTTATACTTTTCTAGTGGTCTACTACAGTTTATAAACTCTTCATACACTGCTAAGTTAGGATCATCTGGGTTAAGTGTTCCCATAAGATAATCATTTCTTGTAGATATTTCTTCTACAAACGCAATACTTGCTGTATTGATTTCATCGATTAATACACAACCAAATTGAGACCCTAGTGCCGTCTTCCACTTATCAATATTATCATATCCTAAAATATATATTATCTTCTCACCTTTTGGTGTCTGATATTTAATATGTGGTATTTTGTTATCCCTATCTCCATTACCATTGTATTTTACTAAATCACCAAATACATCAAGTAACCCATAGTCCTTTTGAATTATGTTCTTTTCACATATACCTGTTGTTTTAGATGCTATAACATGCATTTTCTTTTCAGATTCAGCAACTTTAAGCATAAACTTTACTATTCCAACTGTTGTTTTTCCTGCTGCTGTTGTTCCCTCTAAAAATTCAACTGGTGCATCATGTTCTAGAAAATCAAGATATTTTTCAGATAATGGATATAATTCACTCATCTTTCTTTCTTCTCTTCATCTGTTCTAATATAGAATCTAATTTCTTAGTACTATTCGTATTAACATCCGTATTAATATCTTGAACCTTTGACTTAAGAACTTTTATCCTTATCTTTTGTTCTTCTGTTGCTAGCTCCCTATTTGCATTAAGCATTTCATCATATTGTTTTATTAATTTTACCAATGTATCATATGCTTTCGATTGAGTAACCATTAAATTTGCTTCTTTATCCCATGGAAGTTGAATTTCATATTCTTCTTCTCTATAAGTTTCATTTCCATTTTTATCACTCATTACTTTAGTTTTCTTAAGTTCTTTAGTTATATCTTTTTTATTTTTAACATGCATGTTATTTTGCATATAAATTATTCTTGCTTCCTGAATACAAATACTTCTCCATAGTTTATCCAATGGATCTTCTGTAGCCAATTCTTCCATTATATTCTTTACAGCCATAGGAATTCTTTTTGTATAATTTCCAAGTGTAAAAGCATTTACATTACCTTTAGGTGCTCCGCCTTTATTTCCTATAGCATTCTTATTTCCTTTTGGTGCTCCACCTTTATTTCCAACAGCATTTTTGTTACCTTTGGGTGCTCCTGCCATCCTATCACTCCTTTCATAAAAATATAACAAATAAAAAACAGCATCCATCTTTGAATACTGTCTTTTATTTATCATATCTTAAATTTTATTCAAATCTTATCTTTATACCTTCAATGCTATCTCTATAATCACCAGTACCAAATAATTCAGCATGATTAGCAAAATACCATGTACCATCAGCTTTCATTTCAATTTTATCTTTAATCCATTCCCCATTAATAAATATCTCCATTGATTGACCACAATGCAAACCTGCTTTTCCCTTAACCCATAAATCAAAATCTAAAGCTCCATACCTTTTTAATTCTTCATTATATCCTAATATCATTGTTCACTCACTCCTTCTCTATGTTACCTGATTTTAATTTGCTTATTTCTTCAACAACTTTATAAAGAGTAGGCTTTGTAATATCAAACATATTACATATATCCATTAGTTTAGTTTGCTTTTGAGTGTATAAATCATATATAGCCTTCTTCTTAGCACTATCTAATTTTTCTCGCCTTCCACCACTACGCCCTCTAGCTCTTGCGGCTGCTAAACCTTCTTTCGTTCTTTGACTTATTAAATCTCTTTCAAACTGACTTATCCCTGCCATAAATGTAAACATTAATTTTCCCTGTGGCGTAGTTGTATCTAACCAACTTTCCTTTAAACTTCTTATATTAGCTCCCTTCTTCTCAATTTTATCTACTAACGCAAATAAATCTTTTGTACTTCTACTTAATCTTGTAAGATCAGATATAAGAATTATATCTCCTGCTCTAAGCTTATCAAGCAACAAATTTAATTGAGGTCTATCTGCTTTTGTTCCTGTCATTTTTTCCTCAATAATCTCTTCTGCACCTTCTGCTTTTAATGCATCAATTTGTCTGTCCAAGTTTTGTTCTATTGTACTTACTCTTGCATATCCAAAAATCATATTATCAACCTCGTTTTTCCATTTACTATATAATTATAGTAAATCAAACGTAATTGTTTGTCAATAATTTTACTTAGATTTTTTTACTTATTTTTTTACTACAATAATGGCTTACTATCGTAAATCAATTTTATAGAATAAATAATAAATCAAACGGTCGTTTTCTTTACTCAACTTTTTCAGCTTTCATGATTTCTATCAACTTTTTGTATGCACTATTAAATATTTTATCTCTAGCTATATAATTTATAGAATCCTTTATATTTTCTAATCCATAAATCAAAGCACCATCTAAATTTATTTTCAAGTTTTGTATATCTGTTTTTGATAATATTTTATTTTCCTCAACTGCTGATATTAAATCTAAAATAATATTTTCACTACATAATGTATTCTCTTCTTTAGGAAAATTTCTATTTCTATATATCGATATTAGATATTTCTTAATTCTTCCTTTTTCCTGTCTCGTTAACGCATTACTATTCATATTATTTAATTCCCCTCTATGCACATATTGAATTGAGTTGAGTTGTTCCAAGGTTGTTTTTTTGATTTTTGAAGCACCTCTTCGGCTCTTAAATTTCTTAGTTTTTATTAAAACACCTCTCCGGCTTTATGTACCAACCTCTACAGACTTTTTTCTCTTTTTTTATTTATTTGACATATCATAATATTTTGTAAAGAAACTAAGTTATTTTTTCTTCTAATATATATAGTCTATTTTTAGTACTTCTATTTTACCTATACCTTTTTATGTCAAATAGCTATTCAAAAAATATATTTAAGGCTACCTTTTTTTAATCTTAGGCCGCCTTTTCCTGTATGATATTCCTCTAACTAATTTATCTTTACTATCTTGTGTTACACCTATGTACCTTTTTGTAATTGATATATCACTATGATTGAAAATTTCCTTTAAAGATAGCGCATCTTTTGTATCTTGATATAACCAATATCCAAAAGTTTTTCTTAACGTATGACATCCTATAGGGTCTTTATATTCAAAATGTTTAGCAATATCATTTAGTATATTCCAAACTTGTTGCCTTGATATTGGTTTATTAGGTTTGCCTTTTCTTTCATCTCTAAAAAGATACTGATTCATTGGTTTACCTTTTATAAATTTACTATAGATCTCTTTAAGTTCATCATTAATAACTATAGCACTCTCTTTTCCTGTTTTTTCTTCCCTAATATAAATATGATTCTGATTTTTTATATCTCTAATTCTAAGCGGAAGTATATCAGAAATTCTTAATCCTAAATGTAACCCTGACATAAAAAGAACATAATTTCTTTGACTTTTTAATTCTAAGTAATCTTGAATATCTAATAACAAGTCCCAATCTTTTATCGGCTCAACTGTGTTCATTGTTTCACCTGTCTAATTACTCCATGTTCTTTCTTCCACGCCCCATGTTTCATACATTCATTTAAATTATCAGTTTCACATGTTTCTTTAATTCTTTTGCAACCACAATAAGGGCATGATTCATATTTACCTTTAGATTTGTTTATTTTTATTTGTTCATTCATTAATATAAATTCACCATCACAAACATTACATTCAAAACTTTTATAAATTTTATCCATGCCCTCACCTAATTTCTTTAATAATTTTGAACATAATAAAAACACCTGGAATTACTTCCAAGTGTTTCAATTTTGCTCATTTACAATATAACACATGTAGTTGAACCCTTTCAAGTCTCTATTATATATCTTTTAATGTTATTCTTATGTATCTTTATTGTATCTTTAATAGCTCTTCTTCGAATTCAATATTATCGATTCTTTCATTTATGATATCTATCCTCTCAATTGCCTTTTTTAATAATCCTTCTACTCCTTTCCTGCTCTTTTTCATTTCTCTTGCTGTCTTAGTTTTACTTTTCTTATCTATAAACATTTTTCTAATTACCTCTTCTTCTTCGTTGTCTAATATACTTAAAATATTATCAATTCTTAAATTAGAAAGCTTATTTATCTCAATTTTCTTTTTATAAGAATCAATTAAATTAATTATAAAATCATTATTTTTACATTTAACTGATGTTTGAACTCTTTCTTCATAATTCATTGCGGCTATTTGATCTCTAACCTCTAATTCCTTTATCTTAAGTTCCATATCTATTACTTCTACTTTTCTAAAGCTATATAATTCTAATTCTTTTTCTATAAACTTATCCATTGTTTCAGTCTCCTATTCTTTAATATCAATCTCAATGCTCGTTTCTGCAATCCAATTTTTTTCAATTAAAAGCTTGTCTTTATGTTCTAAATTTATTTCTTTTATCAGATCTGGATAATCCAAATCTTTAGAAATTGTATGACATTTACGCAATATAAGTATGCAAACTTGAATTACGTCAAATGCCTCTCTAACAACTGCTTTTAGATTTTTAAGTGTTTTATCATAGCTATAATTAACGATAGCTTTAACTAATTCAGTAAATTCTTCTGTAAGCTTATCCCTAATCTCCCTAAATGTTATTGTTTCGTTATCTATATTAAACTTTTCATTTTTCTTGAGTATATACATTAATAATTTCATTTCTACTCCTTCTATCTTCATAAATTTTAGCTATCTCTGCCATAGCTCCATCACCTGTAATATCGCATTTAAACCATCTTGATATTACGTCTTCAACTTCTAAATTAATCTTTTCAAATTCTGTTATCATCTTCTTCACCTTATTTTAATATTACATGGTTTAGTCAATCCCTTTATTACGATTTTGATTAGCTATAAATAATTGTCCTAAAATATAATCACTTGCAAATTTAAAAGATTGTTCTTCAGTATATTTCTGTTTTTTCATTTCTTCATATACAGCTCTATGCATAGTTATTATACTTGGAATTGTCTTAGCAAATTCTTTTATTGCTTCTTCATTTTCCCTATCATTGATTATTTCATTTACTAAATTTAATATATTATTTTTCTTTTTCATAATTTAGCTTTCTCCTTCTTAACTACCTAAATTATTAGTATTGCGTAGGACTAGCCTACTTCATTTAATTTATTTTCCTTACATAGTTCTGGTAAATTTGATTCTACTAATGCTTTCGCAAATGGTGGTGGAACTGCATTCCCACACCTAGCAACTTGTTTAGTCTTTGGATATGATTTCCCGGTGTAATCTTTATCTATAATATATCCTTCCGGAAAACCTTGAGCTGCAAATAATTCATGAGGTTCTAACATTCTTAATCCTATATCTGTTATCTCATAATCTTTACCATGAACCATAACTAATCCTAATTTGTCACGACTGGTTATTGTATGCAATGGATCAGTTATTTTTTGCCCAATGCTGCAGCTATAGTATTCTGTTAAAAATGCCTTAACTTCTTCTTTATGATTTTTATTTTTATCTATATAAGCACTTACTAATCCATACCTAGGAGAGCTATCTAATGTCATTATAGGTTCATTTAACTTTTGCCCTCTTACTCCACTTTTAGTTGTTTCTGTATGATATTGAATTAATGTTGGTGCTATTAAACATGCTTCTGCTTTTGAAACTATAGTATTTAATGGATGATGTATACTTCTTGACCTATCTGCCGTAAATCCAGTTTGTCCAATACTTACAATAAAAGGTTCTGGATTATTAAATACAAACTTTTCTAAACCTTTTGCAATCCTCTTAAGAGTGTTAGTGGCTAATGGCTTTTTTCTTTCAAAAATTGAATTGCATGGTATTGACCAATCAATAATATCAGCTGCAGTTTTCCATGGCTTAAGCAATCCTGCTTGCACTTCCAAACTATTTGGATCTCCATGAGTAGGTTCGGGCCATTTAATTTTTACTCCATCGCTCCTGGCGATTAAAAAGAATCTCTTTCTAATTGTTGGAGCCCCATAATCACATGCCCTTAATTCTCTATGCTCAATCTTATAACCTAGTGATTCCAATTGCTTTTTCCATTTATTAAACGTCTCACCTTTTTTACTTTTTATAGGTTTGCCTTTTTTTAATGGCCCCCACGTTTGAAATTCTTCAACATTTTCAAGGATTATCACACGAGGTTTTACGGTACCTGCCCATTTAAGAACTATCCACGCAAGACCTCTGATTTTCTTGTCTCTTGGTTTGCCACCTTTAGCCTTGCTAAAATGCTTACAATCTGGACTAAACCACGCTAGTCCTACTGGTTTTCCTTCCGTTGCTTCTTTTGGATCTACTTCCCAAACATTTTCACAATAATGCTTACTTGTTGGATGGTTAGCTCTGTGCATTGCAATTGCAGCTGGATCATGGTTAATTGCTATATCAACACTTCTTCCAGTAGCTGATTCAATACCTGTACTAGCTCCACCGCCTCCGGCAAAATTATCAACTATTAGTTCTTTCATCTTTTCCCTCCACGTCTGGAGGTATGGCCATACATTTTATCTAGAATTACTCCAATTTATTTTTTATTTACCTTTTGCTTCTAATGCTTTTATCAAAATTGAATATTCCTCACAATGAACTTTTCTTTTTCTACAGAACGATCTATGTTTGCACTCTTTGCACATTTCTAAATCATATTTCATTTTTTTAACCTCGCTTTACTGCGTACTTTCTACAAATTACGAAACCACTGTGGCATAATCTCTTTTAAAATTTCCATACCTTTTCTTTCAAATTCTCTTACCAAATTTAAAAAGGAATTATAAACATCATCATCATAAATTATTGAATTTACTTGATTTTTATTAAGAAATGGTTCAAATTTATTAACCTTGTTTCTTCTTTTTTGATACTTATTCATTACTTCACCTAACTTTCTATCTTAATTTCCTCTAACGAAATCGTTATTATCTCAGTATCATACTCTGTTCCATTCTCTGAAGTATTTTCAGTTAAGCATTCCATGCATACTTCTTTATATCTTCTGCCTTTTAATTTTTCAGTTGATTTTATATTTCTATAAAAAACTGGTTTTTCCGAATACCCTTCATCTGCACTTACTAAGTCAGCTTTATTTCTATTGAATAACTTTTTAAAATATCCCTTAGCCTTCTTTAGTGATGTAAAATATTTTGTATCTCCTGAATATCCCATCATATCCGTTTCTTGAACTTTGATTACTCTAACCATTTACTTCACCCTTTCTATATATACTGAATTATTTAATAATCATCATTATCTTCTTTTTCATTAACCTCTTTGAATTCTTCATATGTTAATAATCTGTGTTCACTTCCTAAACCACCGTTTTTTATGAAATTATGTTTATATAGTTCATATTCTTTCTTACTCTTGGGTAGATCTTTTAATTTTTCTCTATCTAAAAAACTTAAGCAGCCTGTCCAATGCTCATATATCATTTTCTAATCCCCATATACCTTTCTATCTGGATCTTATTTCAAATAATTTGCTATCATCAAATATAAACTTTTCTCTTTTTTTAATGCACTTATCATTACATTCAAAATTTATTTTTGTACAAATATCAGCTATAGCAATACTCATATATTCATATCGATATTTTATATAAGTAGATTCCTTAATCCCCAACAAATTTAAATACTTTTTTATATCACTATCATGTAAAACATGTAGGTTTCTTTTAAAAAAATTAAATGCTACTTCCTTCTTAGTTAAAGACATAATAACACCTGCCATATAATTTATTTTTGTGAAGAGAGCTTTTATTGCCCTCTTCATTTTTGCAGTAACCTTAAACTTAGCAATTGTGTAACCCCTGCTATCTGTTAGCACTCCTAGTCCTGCAAGATTTCTGAACTTAATTTATTCTGTTGTCATATACCACTTATCGAATAGCTCATCTGGTAATATATAAGTACACATTTGCCATGCAGCTATAGTTGGATTGAAAAATTTTAAAATATATTTATTTGAAAACTTCTCAATTTTATATTTATCACCACTTCTTTTACTTGTTATAATAACATTATTATTCTCAATACTCTCTCCCCAGGCTTCAATAAACGTATATTCTTTTGCCTTATCAATTTCATCAAGGTTCATATTTCCACCTTATTTCTATACAAGAATCTAAATTAAATTTTAGTATTTAACCATTTAACACAAGTGTCATGTCTATTTGTATATTTACATAAAAGTGCTAAATTACAAAGTCCTGAACACCCATTTCCGCCACCTATTCCAGTACATTTTTCACAAATAATATTTGCCATCTCATCTATTGTTATTTCTTTTACTTTATCTTTGATTTTCTCAAGTACAGTTTGTCCTAAGTAGTTAGGTACAACTTGTTGTACTATTTCACCTGTATCTTTATTAACTATCTCATTATTTATAATTTCTAAATTTTCACCTGTTTCACTAGTCACTTGACTTGGCTCTTCTGTTTCTGTTCTTTTCTTAACATCTTGAATTGATATATTCCCTTTATCCTGATATTCTCTGAATATATCTTCTTGTTGATCTTGATCTAATTTAGAAATTTCATAAGCTGATGATATATTTACCTTATCTTCTTTGAACTCCTGTTTAAATTCTTCTGTTAAGTTTTTAGATATACTTTCCATTCTTGCTACTTGTGTAGGTGAAGTATTTAATATATCTGCAATTATTTCTCTTACTCTTCCAGGTAATTTTTCTTTTTTCTTATACTCAGTTAATAGCTCTTTAAGTTTTTCGGCTTGTTGAGTTTTTTCCCAATCTGTAAGTTGTCTTGCAGTAGAGTTTGTTATTAATAACAATAATCTATCTTTAATTGAATCTTCTTCATTTTCTACTTTACATGGAGCATGTGCGAATTGCTGCTTTCCTTCTTCAACTAACTTTTTTAATGCCAGATATCTTCTATGCCCTGCAATTATTTCATACATCCCGCTATCTAGTTTTTTAACTACTAAGTTTTGCTGAACCCCAAATATTTCAATAGAATCTTTTAAATTCTTCAATTCTTCTTCATTTACAGAGTAAAAGTTTTCTTCCGAAGGGATTAGCTCATTAATATTTATTTGTATAGTTTTAAATCTAGCAATTTTCTCTGTCTTTTTATTTTCATTTTCCTCTGAACCATTATTTAATAACTCTAACATGTTAAAACTGCTCATGTTTTCACTCCTTATTTTGTGTCCGAATCGGACACATTTTCTACTTAACTGATTGATTTAATTAATTAGACTTTTAGATATTCTTCTACAAGCTCTAAATAATCTTTAGCTGCTGCACATCTTTTTGAATGCTCTAAAATTGGTTTATTTGCAAATGAACTTTCATCTACTTTTACAGATTTTCTAATATGTGCTTTAAACATTGGATAGTTCGTATTTCTATTTAAGAACTCTTCACCTTGGTAATTCACATTATTTCTAGAAAATTGAGTTACAAAGCAACCTTTTAAACTTAATCCAGAGTTAATTTTTTTAGCATTCTCTATTTGTATAATTAGCTCTTCCATTCCATCGAATGCGAATTTATCAATCTTAATTGGTATAAGAACATTATTACTTGCGATTAATGCATTTATAACCCCTATATTAATTCCTGGTTGGTTATCTATAATGCAATAATCATATTTATCTTTAACCTTTTCTAATGCTTTTTTTAGTATCTTCCCTTTATAATCATTATTCTTTCTTGTCAGAGCTTCATTAGCTTTTAATAAACTCATATTTGCTGGTATTAAATCCAAATTATTATATCGAGTTGAAACTATAACGTCCTCTATATCAACATCTTCATTCATGATATCTGATATGCTTAATTCTTCACTATCATAAAAATTAAAAAACCTTGTTGTATTGCTTTGACTATCATTATCTACAAGCAAAACTCTTTTGTTGTGGATAACTGCTAAAATATGTGCAATATTTATGCTGCTAATGGTCTTGCCAACTCCCCCCTTTAAATTAATAATAGAACTCACTATCATACTCATAATTTTTAAACCTCTTCTCTATTTATTTTCAATAACATAATGCATCTCATTCTTTCTTTGCTTGTCCTATGGAATTTTCTATCATTGTATACCTTAAATATCCATATCCTGTATATTCGCTAATTCCTTTTTGTATGGAATCTTTATCTATGTAGTATCCTTTTTTTGCTTTTGGTACTGTCCTAAACCATTCTCTATCACTTATTATTTCTATATCTGGCTCTGGAGTTATTAAATTTTTGCTACAGCTCCATTTCTTACTTTGTAATTCTTTGGACTTACTTGTTTGTTTTATAAAATAGGCTGCTAATTCTCCATACTGTCCTGTTTCATCCAAAGGAAAAATTTTCACCCTTCCTTTTGTCCAACATTTTTGAAGTATTTTTGTATCAATATGATTTATAACCAAATGATGATGAAATGCTCCTTTACTTCCGATTTCCATAACATGTATATATTTAAATTCCTTACCTTGTTTTTTATATTCATCTCTCAATTTTCTAAGAGCTTTATCTATATCTTTACGCATTTCCTCTTTTGTACTTGGTCTCTCTTCTTTTTTATAATCAAAAATTGTATGATAATCTCCCTCCACAAAATTTGCATTCATCTTTAGTCTCAATTTTTTCTCTGCTTGTCTTAAATTTATTTTTTCTTGCTCTTCACTAGTTACTTTTAAAACTTCTCCTCTTTTTATTCCTTTAGCTTTATATCTATAGGTATAATACTTTTCAACTTCTACTGTTTTACCTGCAACAGTTTCTTTCCTAACATATGGCATATCTATAACCTCTCTTTTTACTCTTCTGTTAAATGATTAGTTTTTTATTTATGTCCTAAAGTTAATAGATTTATCAAGTCTTAAAACCTTGATTTTCCTTGATTTTTTGCCATACATTTGGTATACTATTTTTACAGAATTTATGCTAAATGTATAGCTTAATGACTATGATTACGGGAATAATCATAGTCATTTTTCTATATAACACTTGTTAATATTTAACATTTCGCCTCACATCTTATAATTTTTAATTGCTTTTCTACTATCAACCTGTCCAATTCCTGACTTAACTCAATAGTTTTGGGTGCTAAATTTCCATTTTCTAAAATACTTCTATGCATCTGCTCTCTAGCTTCTTCAATATCCTTATCAAGTTTGCACATGCTATCCTCCATTAACAGTAAATAAATACAATATCATTTAATGCTTCTTTTATAAGCTGCTCTAAAATCTCCATATTGAAGAATCTAATATTGTATTCATTCTGTAAAATTTCAATAATCATGTGAATATTAACTTCCTTTTTTTCTTCTAAAACAACCTCTACTGCTTTAGCTACACATTCTTTTACTCTTGGTGGTATTGGTTTCTTCATTTCTATTTCTCCTGTTCTATATTAGATTTAAGTTTCATATAATATATTAGAAAGTTTAAACTTTTTTAGCGTGACAGGTAATTTAAAAAGGCCTTTCAGCCTGTCCTTCTTATGTTAAACCGCGCTATATTCTTTTGATTCTCTCATTCTCATCTCGTTTGCTATCTTCTTTAAAACTTCTTCAACTCTTTTAAGGTTCTCAGCATTTTCTTCTTCCGTAATATTAGGCTCTATTATATTTACTACTGCCACACTATCACCTCATTTAAATATATTGGAAAATAATAATAATATGCATTCTGTATTCTCTTATCTTTCTTTTAGGCTGCTCTTGAATTTGCACTTCAAGAGCAGTTCCCTTTTCTTATCCATCCAATTCACGACCTCCATTTTTATAATGAAAGTCATCCCCCTTGTGGCCTGATTAGTTTTAATTACATTATTTTACTTTTTCATTTTGTGTCTTTTAGGACACCTTTTGATAAAAAAAAATCTCCATAGCTTTTTCTGTGTCGATTCCAAGATAATTAATCAAATCACAAATTTCTTGTCTAGTAAAATCACTCTTTCCATTCAATTTCCTATAAAAAGCTGATTTGCTGATTTTCAAAGTCTCTGAGACTTCACTTATTTTTTTACCTTTTAATGCTATTTGAGCTTTTAATAAATTTACATTCATGTCCTTTCAACTCCTTTCGTGTCATTAAAGACACTTTTAGTATAATTCTATTCTTTTTTATTGTCAACTCTTAAAAGACACCTTTTTCAAAATCATTTCAAAAAGTTGCATAAAAGACACAATTGTATTATAATGGATACTATTAAGGAGGTATAATCATGGATGTTAAAGATATAATTCGTAAAAGAAGACTCGAATTAGGACTTACTTACGAAGAACTAGGAAATGCTATAGGTGTTGGTAAAAGCACCGTTAGGAAATGGGAAACTGGTTTAATAGAAAATATGAGAAGAGATAACATAGTTGCCTTAGCTAAAGCTTTAAATATTTCTCCTGCTTTGATAATGGGTTGGGACATAGATATAAGCGAGGATACTCAAGAGGATTCCCTAACTAATAATGATGTAAAATCATTTAGGACTAAAAAATTAAAGAGTATCATTTTAAGTAAATTTGGCAGCATAAGCGAGTTTGCAAAAATAGTCGATATACCTAGTACTACTCTAATTAGTGCACTAGATAAAGGGATTGGTGGTATGGCTATTGATAGAATAATTAAAATATGTGATGCATTAAACATTGATATCAAAACCTTTGATCCTATAATTGAATCGACAAATAATAATTTATCTGATGATGAAACTACTTTATTAAAAAATTATAATAAATTAAACGATACAGGTAAAATAGAAGCTAATAAACGAGTTTCTGAATTAACAGAAATAAACAAATATACATATGTAGAACAATCTATTGGAAGAGCTGCTCATAATGATTTTGCTTATGATGAAGAGCAACAAAAGCTTATGCAAGAAGATTTAGATGAACTATAAGATAGAACAAGGTTGGTGTATTACTATGAATTGTTATGAGTTACTTTTAGATGAATGTGAAAAAAATAATATAACTGTAGTTGAAAAGAAATTTAAAAGCAAGGCAAAAGGCTTATGGAAGGATGGACGAATTGGCATAAGCATTAGTATTTCTACCACCGCTGAAAGAAATTGTATATTGGCGGAGGAATATGGTCATTATAAAACCACTGTTGGAGACATAACTGATTTAAGCGATATAAAGAATTTAAAACAAGAAAATGTAGCTAGAGCTGTTGCAATTAAGAAATTATGTAGTCCTGATAAAATAATTAAGGCTATAAAAGCTGGAGCTGTAGATAGATATGAAATTGCTGAAAAATTAAATATAACTGATGATTTTTTTGATGATGCTATTGCTTATTATTCACGTAAAGATAGATATTATGAATCTAATGGAATTCTACTATATTTTAATAATGGATTATATGTTACAAGGAAAGATTTATATATAGTAAATAAAGGAGCTGATTTTCATGGATAACATAAATATAGAAGCGGAGTGTAGATTCTATGAATAAAATTTGCATTTATTTAAGAAAATCAAGAGCAGATGAAGAACTTGAAAAGACACTTGGTGAAGGTGAAACACTTTACAAACATAGAAAGACTTTACTCAAATTTGCTAAAGACAATGATCTTAATATAGTAGATATAAAAGAAGAAATAGTTTCTGGAGATAGCTTATTTAACAGACCTAAAATGCTAGAACTACTACAAGAAGTAGAAAATAAAAAATATACTGGTGTCCTAGTTATGGATATAGACCGTTTAGGTCGTGGTGGTATGAAAGATCAAGGTATTATACTTGATGCCTTTAAAGAAAGTAATACTAAAATTATAACTCCTATTAAAACATATGATTTAAATGATGAATTTGACGAAGAAATGACCGAATTTAAAACTTTCTTTAGTAGACGTGAGTTAAAAACTATCAATCGTCGTATGCAAGGTGGACGTGTTAGAAGTGTTGAGGATGGTAACTATATTGCTACTAATGCACCTCTAGGCTATGATATAGACTATATAAAGAAAAGTAGAACTTTAAAAGTAAATGAAGATGAAGCTGAAATAATAAAACTTATCTTTAAATTATATACTGAAGGCGATGGAGCTGGAACAATTTCCTCATACCTAAACTCTTTAGGTTATAAAACAAAGGCTAATAATTCATTCGGCCCTACATCTATTATTGCAATTTTAAAAAATCCTGTTTACATAGGAAAGATTACTTGGAAGAAAAAAGAGTATAAAAAATCAAAAGACCCTAATAAGGTTAATGATTGTAGAACTAGAGATAAAAAAGAATGGATAGTAGCTAATGGTAAACATCCTGCATTGGTAGATGAAGATACTTTTAATCGTGCTAATGATATCTTAAATGAAAAATATCATATTCCTTATAAACTTTCTAATCCACCAACAAATCCACTCGCAGGCTTAATAATATGTGGTGTTTGTAATAACAAAATGGTCATGAGAAAAACTAGAGGAATTCCAAGAATTTTATGTACTCATAAGTGCGGAAATAAGAGCGTTCGATTTGATTACTTCGAAAAGGAATTACTACAATCTCTCGAAAATTATTTATACAATTATAAATTTTCAATAGAAAATGAAACAGATGATAATAATAAAGATATGTATACTAAACATCTTACTTTATTAAATAAAGAGTTAAACACGCTTAATACTCAGAGCTTAAATATATTTGATGCCTATGAAAGAAATGTATACACTGAAGACGTCTTTATAGAAAGAATAAAAAATATTAACTCTCGTAAAGAAAGTATTGAAATCGAGATTAATAAGATAAATGATCTAATAAACCAGGAAAACAAAAAGATGAATTCTAATGATATTGTTATTTTTGAAAATATTATTAAAGGTTATAAGAATACAAACGATATAAAACTAAAGAACGAATTATTCAAAAATATAATTCTAAAGATCGTATATAATAAGGCTAAAGACCAGAAAGATGATGACTTTACAATTGATCTATATCCAAAATTATTGCGTTAGATTGTTACATACAACATATCCAACGCAATTCATTTC